AAAACCAGTATAATAATAAACTCTACCATCGATACCGCTACTATTACTCAGAAAATAATAATCATGTAAATATGGGAAACCACCGTCTTTTATACAGCACTCTTTACTTCTAAATACTGTCGGAGTTGTCCCATTAACAAAATTATTATTCATATCATAATTCTTTTTATTATAAACGTATATGTATGGGTAACCCTCTGGGTTATAATCATATGATTCAATACCAGTATCACATGAACTAGTTGTGTTTTTAACTATTTTTTTCTTAAGACATACCGATAATATATCGTCTTCAACCTCACATGGACAGCCACATATAGTTTCTTTATAATTTGGGTATGGGTCAGGAATAATAGTAGTAGTCGTTTGAACACATTCACTTTTATTAACACCTCTACTATCTAATACATCAATAAACGTATTACCACTATAGTAATTAAATTTACCCTTATTGTAATTATAAAATAAATTAGTACTACCAGTTACTGTAACTTCATTTACAATAGTAAATGGCGTAAAATTAGGTATTAAATTATGCAATTGCATTAAATATGTTTGACCGCCATCGTATGGGCCAATATGTGGATTATTACCAGTTAAAATGTGGTCACTAGTACCAGCACCACCAGTTTGTCTATACCATAAACCACTTTTTTGGAAAAACATATCGCTATTCTGAGCTGGAAATTTAGGGTAACCGTCATTATCAACATTGTATAATGTTAAATCAGTATCTAAATCAAATCTTTCTAAGATTTTATAGAATATATCCATATCAATCTTATTTTTAGCTTTGTATATGTACTCATTTAAATCGATTAATCCTTTTGGAATACCTAAAAATTTAAAAAAGAATTCAATACTTTTTCTTGAACCCTTTGATTTAAATAACCAAGCAGAATTAATAATAAGTCTTCTCCACATTTCTATCTCAGCTTGTTGTGCTGATAATCCAGTGCTCTGACCAGAATAAGTTGATGCATGTGTTTCAACATAATGTGATAGTAAATTATTATCACTTAATGGTGTTGTCATCTCCCATCCCATATTTTTAGCTAAGTTTTTAACTAATTGGTCTGGTGTATTATTTTTCTTATCGTAAGTAACAGTATTAAATAATTTAAGACCATCCATCCATATTTTAACTTCATCAAAATTTCTACCATATATTTTAAGCATCTTAGTCACTTTTTGACCACTAGTTGCTTCTTGTGTACCATCTAATTGTGGTAATGAGTCAAAATTAGATATTGAATCTGAAACTAAGAACCTAGTTAATATGTCTGAAGCTGCTTTATCACTAGTATTACCTATTTTAATTAACTCACTAACAAATGAAACGTATTCATTTGTAGAGTAATCAATATTATAACCATCTGATACTGGCCAAGTTAAAGTCTTAGTTGATTTGTAAACTATATTGTTGTCCCCAGGAGCGTCATAATCAAACGTAGAAGTATATTTTGGGCTTGTGTATCTATTTAATAAGTTTTCTTCAAATGATGTTATTTTATTGAAGAACTCGTCAACTTTTAATTTATTAGGTTTTATATGAAACTTAGCAGTCCTAGTTGTAGCTGTAGTAGATGAATCCTTAAATGGGTCACCCTCAACAATCATATTAAGATAACCACTTATTTCATTTGTTGACCCAGTAAAGTTTAATATAGGGTATTCAATATTATTATATAATATTACATAATCATTATAATTTAATGTAACGTTTCTAAGTTTATTATCAACATTAAATGTATCGATAGTATTCCCATCTTGTGTAAATACCAATTCAAATTTATTATCAATCATAGTTACATTTACATTTAATGATGATTTATCATTAAATGCGTCATAAGTATAATTCTCAACAGTATATCCAGTGAAATCACCATATATCGTAGTCATCAATGGATTTAGATATAGTGAAGCTGGCCAATATGTAATAATATTTTCTAAGGTAACTCTAATAAATTCAGTTGCTGAACCAAAATAAGCATAACTAGATAATTTAGCATTATCTAAATTTAATTTTATGTTTGTGTTAGTAGCAAGTAATTTTTCAACATCATTAGTAAAATTTAATGATGTTAAATCATAGAATTGTGTAAAATTCTTACCTCTAAAAGAATATTCACTCCTATTACCTGAACTGGTAGTAACAACAAAATTACCCATTGTAAATAATGAACTGGATTCAGTATTATTATTATCAATGTTAATAATTGATTGATTACCAACTAAGTTATCAGAAAAATTTCTATATTCAATGTTACCATTGTATATTACTCTTTGCGAATAACCTGGAACTCTTATTAAATCACCTTTTGCCATTTATTTATACGTTTGCTATATCATTAAAATTCTTAGTGAAATCAATACCAGTTCTTTCCTCTCTAACTTCATAAAGAGGTTTACCACTAAATCTATCTTTAATCTCAAATAAGTTATATTGTCTATAGATATTATTATCAAAGTTGTAAACAGTATAAATACCATCTTCAAGACCTTTAGTTTGATTACCAAATAATCCATAAGCTAACGTTTCAAAATCATGTTCTACCATTTCAATTTCAATCGTAATTGGATTGAAGAATGTATGTGTTAACATAACACTTTGATTAGGTACACCAATATATGGTAATACATCTGGTTTAACATTTGTAGGGGCATTTGGTGTAACCGTACAGAAAACTAAACTTGAATTATCGTTAAAACGGTATCTAATAGCTTTTTGATTTGTATTACTTAAATTTTGAGTAACTGGTTCAGCTCTATTATTTGATGTAATAACTCTAAATAAGTTTCTAATTTTTTGAGCTGGATTTGTAGTATCTAAATATTCAACTCTATACCCAATTAAGCTATTATTTTCAAATTTACTTGCAAATGCAGCTATATTAGGGTCTGATATATCAAATATAATCCCTTTATTATCTGGCATTGCTGCCAATACACCACAATCAACTATTTTAGCTTTAATCTCAACTGGTTTAATCACAATCGTATAAATACCTTTGTTTTGAAATTGATTGACTGGTAATGTAAGATTATACAAACCACCAAATACATTTATACCATTTGCGGTATCAGGTGCATTAACTAAATTATTACTACCTAATGTAAAGGTATTAGTTACTTGTGTTTGTCTATTCGGTGAATAAAACACTGTTATTTGAACGTCTAATGGGTCAACATCAGCTGCTCTAACTATTCCGTAAGTTCCAGTACTCATATATTATTTTTTATACTCTTGTTATTTTATAAAATCCGTTACCGAATTTCTCTAATTGTTCTAATGTATTTATTTCGGCTAATTGACCATGAATAGGTATAACACTAATACCCCCTCTTTCTATAAATACATCACTCTCTACTTTTGGTGGACTAGTAATGTATAATAAATATTCTTGTCTGGTTGAAGCGTATAATCCTACGTTTGTTAAATTAAAACTTTGACCTTTGTAATACATTCTAGTTACTGATATTTCATCATCATTATCTACAATAGCATATGGTTCTCTAAATCTAGCGGTAAAACTAGTAAACAATATACCATTCTGTTGATATGGTGGGATAGTATTACCAAAATTAACATCGTTATTATCAGCAAATTCAGTATAAATTAAAGGATTTTTATTATCATTACTGATAACTTTATTTATACCAGTTACCGAACCACCAGTAAAGTTGTAGTATGGGATTATGTCAACGTTTCTACCTATAATTAATCGACTATCTCCAGTAAACCCATAACTATGTGAGTTTTCAACTCTAGATTCAGTATATCCACTAATATCGATACCATTACTAATATAGCTTAATAAACCATACCCAGCATTTCTAATGTCTGGACTTAATGTTGACTTAGTAGTAGTTACTGTTGAGTTTGGGTTTGTTGAAAAATTAAAAGTATTAATAAAACTATCATTTAATTTATTGATAAGTAATGTATAATCAACTAATTTATTTGTGTCTGGACTAATAGTACCTTTAGGTATAAAATCTAAACAGTGTACCATCCCAAGGTCTTTTATATCTTGAGTTAGTGGTACCAATAAATTAATAGTTGTAGCAGTAATAGTCCCATAAGTTGAACCTGAGTATCTACTCCTAAGACTTTCTAATAATATTTTTCTTTTAATTACTTCCATTATAATACAAATATTTCATATAAATTAACCTCGTATATATCACCCAATATAGTAACGTTTGAAGAATAACTAGTATCTATCTTATAATAGTAACCAGTATTATCCTTTGATAATATATATTTTGTATGTAGGTTATTTTTATTAGTTGTACCATTAGTAGGTGTATTTAATTTATCAATATATACTTTACTATTAGTACTCATTAATCTCATTACTTTACCAGTCTTAGCATTACTGAAACTAGCTTTCATAAATAATTCTTTAGGTACCGCAGCACTAACTTCATCTTTATAATAATAAAAGAAGAACCCTTCTCCATCTTTACGCCTATCTTTTAATGAATCACCTACTGTAAATTCTAAATTAATTTGTTTAACTGGATTTATGGTACCCCATGGTGTTGCGCCTGGTGGTGTAAAAAAAGATTTGCTAGGTAAATTAGTAGAAGAAAAGAATTTATCATCAATCCTAGGATAAATGATTAAAAATGCTACTAATTTTTGTTTAGCAATATTATCACTATCATAAAAATTTAATCTTAAAAAACTTTTCTTAAATCCATTCTTTCTATTCTTAATATCAGTATCATTAAATTCAGCATCAGCATAAGTAGCATTAATAAAGTTTTTAGTACTATCTAAAAAATTTAAAGAATATGTAATTGAATCGATTAAGTTATTTAATGGAGCCGCAAATGTTTTTACTGGGTTAAATCTACCTTGTTCCCAATCTACAATTGGGTTTATACTATTTTCAACCTCAATATCAATAAATTTAGTTTTAATAATACTACTTTGGTCAACGTTTTGGACATCAAGTGTTAATGGTATCGCTATTGTTGTTCCAGTA